AGGCTGCTTCGTCTTTCCAGTCTTGGTCATCGTCGATGAGTTTCCATTCGGAGAGAAGTTCCATGTAGGTGTACTTAGAGTTTCCACGGCTGCCAGCCGTTGCCGTTGTGTTCTTTGGCGTAGTCATGGATGGCTTTCGCGGAGAGGAGGTTGAGGTATGGGTCGAACAGATGTTCGCATCCAACAGTAGGCAAGATGCCGATGGTTTGCAAGTATCCGTTCGGATACCAGCGGGTTGGTTCGCACCATGAGCGGTCGTTGATTTGGGTGAGTCCGATGTCTGCTGACTTGTCTCGGTTCAAGGTGGTGTTATGTTGGGTCGGGTCGCACCTTGACTCCCTCCACATCACGTAGTCGAGGGTGGGGAGCAGGTCATCAGTCCAACCTGCCTCCCTTGCCAACGCCCACCATTGGGGGCAGAGGGCGTCTACTGGGGCGGGTGGGAGGGTGGTGGTAGGAGCCACGGAGAGGGGCTTCTCGTGCGTTATAAGCGTCGTAGAGGTGGTGGGGGTAGGTAGGGAGGGGGCTGCTGGCTCAGCCCCTCTGAACGCGAGGAGGGCGAGGGTGGTTGAGGTTATGGCAAGGAGCCTGGGTATCCATTCCATGAGCATCACCTTTCGTTAGGGGTGGTAAGCAGGGTCGCAATCTCAGCGAACTCGGACAGTGACATCAACACTATCCCATCCGTCGTCCCGTCGGGCATCGCCACCATTATGAACGGTCGAATGTCGCCCAACGCCTTCGCCGCATCAGACTGGGCTTTAGCGGCTTGGAAACGGGTAGCAATCGGACCGACCTGTAAGCCTGCTTTGATTTCGGTACGAAAAGCACCACCCCAGTTCTCCTCGTGACGTGTAAGGTGACCGCCCAACCCCAACTTTTTACGGGCACGACGCGCCTTCGCATCCCCTTTAGTCCGATTTCTACGACCGCGAGCGGCAGGGTCGGCACACCCTCTAACTCTTCGTACACCACGTCGGTCAGGTCGTCCCAAAGTGCCAAACAGCGGGCAGTTGTCCAAGGTACATCTGTCCTTATTGCCCTGACATTCCCCTTTGCGTTCATCGGTCACTTCATTTCCTCAATCATAAAGATGACCTTGTTGGCGTCACCCTTGGTGATGTGCTCAATCTTCTTCAAGTCAGGGTTGTTGAGAAAGTCTCGAACCTTTTCCAACTTGTCGGTGTACGACGCAGCCCCTTTGCCTGAGAGCATGGCACGAATCTTGCCGACCTGAGCCTGCGTAGCAGGAGCATCAGGGTCTTTGATTTGTGGTACGTCTTCCACTTTCGCTGTCGGGAAAGCCGAGTACACCTGGTCGATGAACGTCGACACCTGCGTCTGTGCGGCCTCCGTCTTGTCTGCTGGTGTGGCGGTCATCGCCTTGAAAGCGTCACGCAGTTTGGCGTGGTCGGCGTCGACAAGACTGCCGAGGTCTACGCCAGCCTGCTTTGCCACCTCATCAGGGTTGATGTTCTTCTTGGTGCAGGCTTCACGGAACTTAGTGAGCATGTCGGGTCCGACTTGCGGTTTTGTTTCCTGCTGTCTTGCGACCTTGCTCATCTCCTCACGGCTAGGGCGTGGTGATGCTTTTGCGGACAGCGTCCAGTTCGAGCAGGCACGTCCAATGCTGGACGTCTCACAATTTTCGACATGCGAGGTGCGGTTCACGGGTGATGCGTCGCGCAGTTCTTCTGCGAATCCCGTTGATACGGGTACCGCATCGTTCATGTCTCGGTATAGGGCGGCACGGAATACGACACGGTTCTCGTCGTAGTGCACCATCTCGGTGAGGACTCTTCCGTTCGGGCATTGTTCCCAAAACTTTGCGAGCCTCTGCTCCACTGTCTCGTAGTTGTCGAGGTTGAACCTCATGGTTATTTATCCTTTCCGACCACACGGAACGTGCGGTACTTGCTTGTTTTCTTGTACTTCGCAGCCAAAGCAGGATGCTCGGCTTCGAACTTCTTGGTGTCGAACGACGTGCGTGACGCCGTCTTCCATGTGACCAGCAACTCGTCCTGCATCAACCCGTACTCCGACTCGCCCAACATTTCACACAGTTGCGCCTTCACCAAATCCTCCATCTGCGTTGCCTGCTCCTTCTGCTGCTTGGCAAGTTGGTAACGCTCGATGAGCGCGAGTGCGTCTTGGGGTAGTTCAATACCGCCGTCGGCACCGCCCTTGCCCTCAGGGAAACGGTCAGCAATGTGGCGGTACTCGACGACTGCATCGTCGGGCATGATGCCCATGTCGATAGCGGCAAGGAACTTGCGGCACGCCTCAATGTGGGTTCGTTTCTCGTCGCTCGATACTGCTTGGATGTGGAAGTGCAGGTCGAGGGTGGAGTCGAAAATGACCCACGTGATTTCGTCTACGCCCGTGCAGATGGCTTGCTGTACCCCTTGCCAATACCAGTAGTCGGGGAGTTCGCCACGCCAAATCTTGTTCGTGGTCTTCTGCTCAAACACGCGCCCATCGGAGGACATTGAGTCGATGGTGGCGATGAGGCGGACGCCTGGTTCGTCGTAGCAGTAGAGGATGTCTGGTTCTGTTAGCGGATGCGCTAACAGTTGGGCTGCCCAGTCACGGATGGGGGCTTCGAGGGTGGTGCCTCGGAGCATCGCCGAGTTGGGTGCCTTGGGTGCTGGCGGGTTAGATGCAAGGAGTTCGGTGGCGAGGTCGGCGACGGTAACGAACGGGTGTTGCCCGTGCACTGCGGCACAGGCTGAGGCGGCGATGCGTGCCTCACCGTTCTCGTTCTTCCATCGGACGTTCAACCATTCCTGCGAACCGTGCGCAGGCTTAGCGATTTGCGTAAGCATTTATTGACCTTTCTCTTGTAGTTGTGATGTTCTCCTGTTCACCGTACAGGAGGGGTGTCACAAAGTCAAGCATCAAATTGGGGGCTACCCAACACGACAACTTTCTGCACCATACCCACAGGGATGTGCGTAACCATGCCAACCGTATCCATCTCGGGGTCCTCGTTCGGACAGTAGGAACAAGTTACCGACAAGTAACCTTCCAGTAGGTCAGCCCACAGCCAGCCGACCGAGACGACGTGTTGCGGTTGCGCTTTGTATTCCTTGGTGTTTATCCAACCGTTCGGCGAATCGAATGCGTCAATCCAGTGAACGGCTACAAGTGACCACGGGCAGGGGCTAATCATTGTTTCTCCTTACGAATCATAAGACTGGTCATACAGCAGGGCGCACACGTCCGCTGGCTTCAACAGATACCCCCACGCAGGGTTGTCTGAACGGCGAGCAAAGTCGCGGGTCTCCAACGTGTCCTTGTTCGCCTCAATGAAACGCTTCAACCTGTCCACCGCCACGATAACGAACCCGCCGTCCATCGAAAAGATGTACACCCACCACTGTGCCTTCGTTACCTGCAACCCAGACGGCACCCACTTCCCGCAGCGGCGAGGATTCTGACGCATCTCTATCGCCATGTTCCCGTTGCGGTACCTGTCCGACTTCACCTCGAACGAACCTTCGACAAGACTTTCCAACATTTTGCGTATCCGACCCTCACCCATCTGCCCGTATTTGAGGTCGGCAGCAAAGTTGAACGTGTTCTTTTCGATGTCCCATTTCGAGTTCTTCACGCTCAACCCACTGGCTCACCAGTTTTGAAGAAACGTGCAAGCGTTTCCGTCGTCTGTTTGGATGCTTCACGAATCATCTGCAAACAACCCAAATATCCGATGGCATCCACCGTGTTATCAGGCAAGTTTAGGTTGTTGTCCAGTTCGTGCATGAGGCGGGACAGTTTCACGCACACCATGAACAGCACGCCGTCTTCGGCGGTCATCACATCTTCGCCTTTGAGTGCGTTATAAATGGAAACGGTTCTCGAATAGTCGTCGAGAGGATGCGAGTAGGTGTTCTGCCTGTCGCGTGTGATTAGTTCATGGGCTTGGAGGAGTATCTCCGCGCCTGCGATTGGGTCGTGCATTGTTCCCCTTTGCGAGTTGGTCGACTTTGGCTATGAGATTCCACAAGTCATCTTGGTCAGTCATACCTGGGTAGACTTTCCTAAGAAATCTTGCTAGTTGTTTCAACTCCATCTTGGTGAATTGTTCGCCCATTGTCAAGCATCCCTCCGTCGAGGTGGAACTCTAGGTGCTTGTCTAGCCGTTCGTCAACTCGGTCCACCTTGTCTTCCACCCGCTGCTGGGACTTACGTAACACTTGCAAAAGACCGACGACAACTTGGTGGTCGGTTTGGTTTTCTTTACGGAACTTGTCGAGTGCGGCGACGATGATTGCGCCGACGGCTGCCACTACAGCGGCAACAACGGCAGCCCAACCCGCATCCATGTCAGAAGGCTCGGTTGCAGGTCGGGCACACCTGTGGGGTTGGCTCCTTGATGGACTGCTTAGCCTTCCATTCCTTCACTGCTTCGGGTACGTCGTCGCCTGCGACATAGCGGATATGCCACGGTTCTGCGCCAGAAGTGAACTCCCATGACCAGCCGAAACGCGGTGCGTGTTTGGTTAGCCACTCCAAGCGTTTCCCTGAAGCATTAGCGATATCGACAGCGATACCGAGGTTATGGTTACTGCTCCCAGGTACCGCCATTGGCGCATACCCTTTCTTCAGGTACCACGCTTTCCCTTTGTAGATGCGCGGCTTTTGTTTGAGGAGTTTCTTGTTCGGTTTGTCCGTGTGCCTTTGGAAGAACCCGTACTCTTGGACCGCGAGGCTGCGGTACGTGTCCGCTTGCGAGGTTGGGGAGAGGTCGATTCCTTCGGCGTTGGCTGCTTCGTCCATTGCTTCGTATGCGTCAGCCGCAAGATGATGGAGTTTGCCTTTGCCTTCAATCGAGCGCAAAAGGTTGTCAGGAAGTTCACCTGGTTTGACTCCTTCCAAGTCTTTCGGGAGGGTGACTTTGATGACTGGGCGTGGCGATGCCATTCATCAGGCTTTCTTGCCGAACGCCTCAGCGATTTCTTCGCTGGTGAGGTCACCGTCAGTTGATGCTGCGGCAAGTTTTTGTACGACCTGAACGACAGCCATGAACCCTGCGAGCAGCGCAGACTTGGCTACCGACACACCGATGACGGCACCGCCCGTAACAGCAGGTAGCGCGTTGGCGAGGAACAGTGAGAACAGTCGTTGCCCGAGGTCAAGGAACTTGGCGACGGTCTTGTTGGCTATTTCCATGAATCTACTCATTGTCTTCCCCTGTCGTGAAGGTCAATACCGAGTGTAACACTAGCGCAACACCGCTTATCCAGAGGGCTTGTTTGAGGGTGGGTCCTGAGAGGGTGATGAGTACGAGTCCGATGCCTGCGATGGTCCACGAGTTTTCTTGTATGTATGCCCAGACGCGTTTCATCGTGTTCGCATCCTAGTTGCTGCTGTTGCTATGACGGTTACGACGATGATGGTGTTGAGGACTTGGCGTTGTTCTGGGGTGATTTTGGAGTTTTTGCCGTTGACGGTGCAAAGGTGTGCGTGTCCTGGTGGCTGGTTGATTTCGACTTTCCAGCAGGTGAGTTGTTGGGCTGTGGCTGGTTGGGGGATGGCGAGGGTGAGGAGGGTGTAGATTGCTATGCGTTTGTATGGAATCTTTTTCACGTGCCGCCATCCTATTTCTAGGGTTTTTTGTGGGGACGGGCGTGGTGATTTCTTTGTGTTTGGTTTGGTTGTTGTCCGTCTGGGGTGATGACGAACTGCCGTTGGATTAGGCGGCGACTTCAACCCACGAAGTTGTGTCTTCGTCCCACGTGTACATTTTGCCGTCGGTCGGATAGGCGACTGGTGCTTCCCATTGGCATGTCGTTTCATCAAGTACCCATGATGCGTAGGGTTGTGGTGCGATGAACGCATCACGGGCTGCGTCGTACGTGTAGCCGATGCCCGCATAGTTCTTGCGGAAGTTCCCGTTGTAACTCGTTTGCTTCCAGTTGGAACCGAGTCCTAGTCCTGCAAGGAAGTCGATACCCTGCTGCTCGTTCGCGGGTGCTGGGTCGGGGCAGTCCTGGTTGGATACGGAGAGGACGCGAAGGACAATGTTGTTGTTGTCGAGTTCTGCAAAGTAGGCCATAGTGTTCTCCTTAGGCTACTACGAGGGAGCCTGTGTCATTGAAGGTGTGAATGGTGTAGGAACCCGATGTGGTAATCGTTCCGCCCGTAACAGATGTGAATGGATTATTTGCGGTCAGATAACGAATAATGACCACACCCTTGCCGCCTGCACCACCGTTGGAAGCGTATGCCCCACAACCACCGCCACCGCCACCCGTGTTCGCTGAACCATTGCTTCCATTTGCCGTATTTCCACCGTTACCACCACCGCTACTTCCCGAACCAGCCGCAATACCCTCGCTTCCACCGCCACCGCCACCAGCACGACTTGTCGGGCTTCCATTTATGGATGAAGATACGCCACTACCGCCATTCGCCCCACTTGCGTTAGCGCTAGAACCACCGCCGCCACCACCAAGAGAATAAGCACCATTTACACCATTTCCAGATGCGCCAGCACGACCTTGATTTGCTGTTCCAGCACCGCCCGCATAGTTGGTGCTACCGATACTTGAACCGCCGCCACCAGAACCACCAGAAATACCAGCCGAACCCCTGTTGCCGCCACGCCCACCACCCGTAGATGTAACCGTCGTAATATCCGAACCAGACAATGAACTATTACTTCCACTATTTGCACTAGCACCACCACCGCCAACAGTTATCGTGTAAGTGTTTTGTGTCAAAGTAATCGTTGTTTCCGCCGATGCGCCACCGCCAGAACTTTCACCACTTACCGATGAGCGATACCCGCCACCACCGCCGCCACCAGCACCACCGTTATTCCCACCCGTTGTTCCACCACCGCCACCGCCAGCAATCACCAAATATTCAACATCGGCAATTTCATAAACAGGTGCTTGCCAACCGTTACCAAACCATTGACCAACCAAAGTGGAAGGTCTAGTTTTTGCGCCTTTCATGCCACTACCAAACTTCCCGTGTCATTGAACGTATGAATCGTGAACCCACCCGACGTAGTAATCGTGCCACCTGTGATGCTGCGTCCTTTGGCTAGGTCGGTACGGTAACGGACAATGACAACACCTTTGCCACCAGCACCACCAGCACTCGAAGTGGCTTCATAACCACCACCACCACCACCGCCAGTATTCACAGTTCCAGCGACACCAACACCACTGTCAGAACCATCACCACCGCCACCATTACCACCATCACCAGCATTTGCGCTGGTGGACCTACCACCACCACCACCGCCTCCACGATAAACAGAAGAACCCGTTATCGAGGATGCAACCCCAACACCGCCATTACCTGCCGTTGCTTGGTCAGCCCCATTCGTGCCAACAGCCCCAGCACCGCCACCACCACCTGCCCTATATGGGCTACCAGTCGTGTTTGTTCCGCCATTATAACCTTGTCCAGATGTTCCAGAACCAAATGTTGCGGAAGGGAAAGCCCTACCGCCACCACCAGAACCGCCAGCACCAGCAGCGTTAGCACCACCACCACGACCACCACCAGTTGATGTAATAGAAAATGCTGAAGAATCACTCCCAATCGCGTTTGATGCGCCACCGCCACCAACAGTAACCGTGTACGACCCGACAGTTACCGCCGTCTGTGATTCGGCAGACGCGCCACCACCAGAAGATTCGCCACTTACAGAACAGCGATAACCGCCAGCACCACCACCACCGCCAGCATAACTACTGCCCAAACCATTACCACCACCACCACCACCAGCGATAATCAAATACTCGACAGGCAGATTCGGGCTCATCCAGTTAGCGACATACTCGCTAACCCGTTCCCGTTGACCCCAACGCAACGTCATGCGTCAACCTCAGACCGTAATCTGATTGACGTACCCGTGAATCGTCACCACATCAGCAGTCGCACAAAACGCCTTCACAACAAGAGCCGCCGAAGCATTACCCTTGATAAGAAGCCCAGGAGCAACCAACACCAACCCAGACTCAGCAGCAATCGTCAACTCAATGAGGTCATCAGGCGACGTAGTACCACCCCACTCAATCGTCAACTTACGGGCAGTCGTATCCGAGTTCACCGCATACAACCACACCTCGTCATACGTCGTCGCAGTAGCCGACCCAGTGTGAATCGTCGTACCAGGCGTACCAGTCGCCGCCACCTTGATAGCACGACCATCCGTTGAACCCGACAATTTTACTTTCGTGTACGTTGCCATATGTTACCTATCCTAACTGAACACTTGAACTTGTAAAACATCTGCCCCAGCAGGAAGCACCGCCCACTTTAGACCAGTCGCCTCCGTCGAATCCGCCGTCAACACATAATCATTCGTCCCCACCGCCAACGCAGCAACCGTCGTCCCATTGAACGCAACAATGTCACCCTTCGCCGCATAACGCGACGCCAAAAAGTTTGCCTCATCCGCATCATCAGCAGAAAACACGGGGTAGATGGTTGCGCCCGAAGCATGGGACTGAGCAGTCGTGTCGTCCTGTGCACGGGTCAGGGTGAGCGTCGACCCAGAACGGGTAGCCAAACATTTTTCTTCGCTCGCAGTCCCAGGACTAATAACAACGTAGTACGGGTCTGCGCCGTCACCCCAACCAGTAGTCGCAGCAATCGTGATAGACGTATCACCCGATGCGAGGGCGTTCGTAATCGTCGTCTGAGCCGCCGCACCCTTGTACTGTTTCCGTGTTACTGCTGCCATCGGCACCTCATCATAGCATTAGCGGACTGACCGCATGACGACAATAGCAGTTCCTTCCCAATCCCAACGGTTATGCACGGGGGCATCCCGTAAAGCCTGCCATTGGACGTTCTCCACCACCACCGCAAACGTCTCCTCGTTCTCCTGATAGGAGACGACACGGGGGTTGTCGACGAGGTCACGTAATGCCCGCATTTCTTGGTCCACATTCTGCCAATACTCTCTGCCACCGATGTTGAGTTTGTGGTGCATGATGATGGGGACGGAAAAGATTTGGGAACGTAACGGTGCGGCGTAGGCGCGTGCCATCCAACGGGTCAACGTCGGACCAGTCGTAGCCGTAGCACGGGTGAGGGTGAGTTTGATTTCGGCTTCGAACACCTTGTCTTCACGCCCGTCGAACGTCTTATCTTTGGCTAGAGAGGTGTTGAATACGGGGAAGTCGTAGTAGTCGCCGTCGTCTGAGGCAATCGACATGGTGATGGAGCCGACGAGTGGGAGGCAGCGGACGTCAAGTTTTGGTACGAACTTGGCGTCAGGTACACCCCACCTGTAGATACCTGAGGTGATGGTGCCTGAGGTGACAAGATTCGTAGCGTGGGGGATGTAGACGCCCAGCCCCGAGACGGTGAACATCGGTTTGTCGTTGAACTCATGTATTGCTTGCACAGTCCCCTGGGCAGTGACCATCAAATCTGAGGCGTACGCGGGCTGGTTCGGGGAGATGAACACGGAGATGTCCATACGTCCGATACCTGTGGAGGTGGAGTCGTAGTTCGTCCAAGCAAAGTAGATGTATTGTCCGATGCCTGCGAACGCGCCGACGGACGAACCTGTGTCGATACGTGGACCGACGATAAGGTTTCCTGCGTCATCGGCAGAACAAAAACGGAATCCTGTCGTAAGACCGATAACGATGTAACCGAGATACCCGTAGATTTCTTGGATGATTTCACCTTGCGGTAGTTCCGCTGCCACCGTCGGGGCTGCAAGGGAAGTGGCGTCATCCTTGATTTCCGTCTTGTAGACGAGACTGATATTGCCTGCGTGACCAGCCGCATAGATATGCGACTGCCCAGCAGCAAAACCAACCCACTGAAAGTTCGTGTTCCGATGCGTCATCAACGTCCCAGGATTATTCGCAGACGACCCAGGAGCAGTAGTGATATTCCAAATCTTGTGCTTATCCGTACCCTGCCCCGCCACCATCAAACGGCCCTTGACATACGCCAACTTGCCAGCCTCAATACCCGTAATGTACGCAGACGACGTAGACACACCAGCGTTCGTCTGGTCAATGTCACCGTTGGCATACGAATAGAACACGTTGTAGCCGTCAGAGGTGATGCTGTACAGGTCGGATGCCGCCGTACCCGTCACCGTGGTCACCGAAGTGAAATCGGTTGTATATTTCACCGACTGCCCATCCGTCCCATACAGGCGACTATCGGCAGTTGTGGCATACAGATTCGTGCCAGACGTCGAGTACACGTTGCTCGTATCCGACAACAAAGACAATCTGCCTTTATCCCAAACGTTCACACCTTTTGACGTGTTGAACCTGAACGCCTCAGAATCTGCAGCATCCGAATATTCCTGACCAGCACCGTAATGCCACGACGACTGCGAACGTCGCCACAAACCCTGCGGGTTGATGGCACCCTCACCAGGTTCCGTTGACTGGTCCACCGAATCGCGGACACGGGCATCGTATTGACGAGTGAACGCGTTCGACGCAGTGTCAATCATGTACGGGCGACCGTTGATGGCAACAGGGAAAACGTCGGGCACCAACTGGGTGGCACCCGTGCCCGTATAGAACGCTGTCGCTGGTTTGAACGGAGCCTTGAAACTCGTGAGAGTAGCCATCGGCTACTTCCTAAACTTGATTGGGTACTGCGCCTTTAGTCGTGCCGCTTCAGCAATAATTCGTTCACGACGCAAACGGGCAAGATTCGCCACAGAATCACGCGACGCACCAGGAGGAACTTCGTCAGCGCGACGAGTGTCGCCTTGTGATTCGATGAAAGACCGTTTGATTTCGCGTCCGCTCATCATCCGCAAAATCACACCAGTTTCAACGATGTCGTCACATGTTGCGGGAAGGAAACATGTTGACGTCAAATCGTCAGCCTCGGTTGTGGCGCGAGTAAACGGAGCCTTGTAGCGGACACGTACCGTCCCAGCCATAACGGGTTCATCGAACACGAGCGTGTTCCCTGAGGCGAAGTCGCTGGTCGGCAAACCAGTTTGTAGACGCACAGCGTTCAACACGGGGTAATCGTCGGCGAGATAACGCAGACGTGCATCCAACAGTTCGATGATGGTGCCCGAAGAGGTGATGTTGATTTGTCGGTCGGACCCGTTGTAGGTGAGGTCGACGGTGACGACACGGAACAAGCCGTTCATCGTTGACGATAGGTCGTCTAGTTCAGCGTTGACTGAGTCGAGCATTTGTGCTCGCGGGAAACGCGGATTGAGTGTGACGATTGCGTTGGCTGAATGAGACGCGGCAGTCGTTCCGTTGAATCCTCGTTCAACCGTAAGCGTTTTCGATGCGGTGTTGGCATCCCAAATGTAAAAGAGTTCTGATTCAATTTCGAATACAGAACCAGCACGAAAGCCGCCGAGGTCATAAGACAGAACGACGCTCGTCGTACTGCTATCAAGGCTCGACGCCAATTTGTTGCGTTCTTCAACGACCCCTGCCAACATCTGACGCGACGCCCTATTCAGGACCGTCGCAACCGTAGTCATCTAGTAGGAATATCCTCCGTAGCCAGGGAACGAACCAGCCTGCGCCTTCGCTGAACTTTTGCGAGTGCGCTTGCCCTTCTTTGTTTTGGGTGCGCCAGCGGTCATCTTCTTTTTGCCGCCCGACTTACCGCGCATAGGGGCATTGGGATTGTTCTTGTTCATCTTTGGTAGTGGCATGGCATACCTCCGCGACTAGACTACCACTTCACCTTGTCAGCCCAATATGCGGCAGACATTTTGCCCTTCGCAATGTTCTTTGCGTGGCGGGCTTTGAACGACTCCCTGCGCTTACGGTACGCCTCAGACTCGCCCTTCTTCTTCGGGGAACCCTGAACGCCTTGCTGACCGAAACGAATCAGTTTGACCTGGTCCCCCGACTTAGCCAATACTGCATGGGATTTGCTGGCACCAGGCGTGCGCTTCGGCTTGTTGTAACCAGCAAATGTTTCACCCCTGTACTTGATGGTCATTGGCGTGCCGCCCAAGAGTTATCGACAAGGTTCGGATAAGGGCGACCAGCCTTTGCAGCGCGAGCCTTCGCTGCCTTCTTCTGGTTTGCCGATAGGGGCTTGGATTTCTTTTTCGGGTTCTTGGTGTCCCAGAACGCTTTCTTTTTACTTGCCACGACGCTTCCCCTTCTTGGACGTGCCTGCTTCAGACATCGCAATAGCGACAGCCTGCTTACGGGACTTTACTTTTTTACCTGACGACGACTTCAGCGTTCCACGCTTGAACTCGCCCATCACCTTTTCCACTTTCTTTTTACCTTTCACGATTACTCCTTTGCGATGTAGCCTGCGTGCCACAATACCTCAAACATGCCCTCGGTGTCACGGTAATCCACCCCAGGAACAAACGTCCTAGACCGCCCGTTCACCGACGCCTCAGTGGTTCGGTTCACCCTGAACGCCACCGACACCTCCAACGGAATGAACTTCCCGCAATCCAACAGTTCCCCTGCTGGTACTGCGGCAGCCAACTTTTGGCTTGCTTTCTTCCAAGAGAACTCAGTGACCGCCGCCTCCCGTTTCTTTACGGCATCCGCCTGCCAACGCGAATAGTTGTTGTAACAGTCGGTTATCGCTTCAGCCAACTCTTGTGGGTCGGATTCATCCCAACGCCCAGGACCACCCGATGGCACCTTACGATGGGAAACAGTGTGGGATGCAAGATGGGCGAACTGTGCCTGCCCAGACGTAGCCGTAATGATTGTCGGTTTCGCGCACGCAATCGCCTGCAACGGGATAAGCCCGAACCCCTCGCCTCTGGCTGGTGCCACCCACAAATCGGCTTGATTGAAAAACGCCACCTGCTCATCCATGCTCATCCACTCCCGATGAAACACGACTTGGGGCATCGTTTCCAGAGGGGGGTTGTCACGGGCATGGGGGGCGAGTTTGATGTGTAACTCGTGGTCGAATTGCAACAGTCGGCAGGCTTCCACGAGAATGTCCAATCCTTTACGTTTCCATAGGGAGCCGCCACCGTGAATCCTGAACCGCTGATTCGCGGGCCGCGGTACGGATTTCCAAACGGTGCCATCAACCCCCAACGGCACATAGGTGACGTTCGGATGATGACGGCTGAACAGTTCGACATTGTGTTCACACGGGACGAGTATCTGGTCGTATTGCGGTATCCACGCCACGAACCTGTGATGCAGTTCGTCGGTTTCCCACATCGTAAAGTTCACTTTCCACTGCACATCCAAGAATCCTTTACAGGCGAACGGGACACCCATGTGGATAGCGGTGGATGCACGGGGATTCAATGTCACCCCGCGGGGCACGTTGTCAAGAAAACCGTTGACCATCGACCCGTAGCCGAACCGACCGTCGGTCAACCCGAACCAGTGCTGATAGTTCATTTCAGGCGTTGACGAATCTGCGTCGTAGAAATAGACGACGTGTACGGCACGAACAGAACTTGAATGTTGTAGCGAGTCAACCATTCTGGGCTGAAACCCATTTGGCGATGATAGTCCTTTTTTGCCCAGTCGTCTCCAACGACAATGATGTTTGGCATCACTGAAAGGATTGCTGGTTTTGAATCTGCACCACCAAGATTGACAATGAGGTCGTCAACGTAACGGCAGGCACCGACAACTTCCATTCGTTCACCCAACGACATGACGGTTGGTTGTTTGTAGGAGTTAGAAAACTCGTCGGTGTTCAACGCAACGGTCACCTTTCCGCCGTTAGCAATCTCGTGACATTGGCGCAATAAGTTGACGTGACCGTAGTGAAACAAGTCGAATGTGCCGCCCGTATATACGTTGAGTTTTGGTCTCGTCAACCATGCGCCAGAGTGAAAGATTTCCGTCATGCGTTCACATAGTTCCAGTGGTTTGCTTCGGCTATGGAAAACCTGGATTCGCAACCCGACGCTGAACGGTATCCAAGTAGATACTGTTCCATAGATTTGTGGAAGTTTGGGAAAGGAAACGGGTGACCTCTCCCGACGGTTACGTACGGTTTGTCCACAACTGTGACCGTCTTTGTTTTCATTCCCGCCCAACAAACAACATTCCGTGAATCCAACCCACGTATGCCGTCATAGGGGTCCAATGCTGCGACACGCCACACGTTCATCGTGCAAAGAGTTGACGCCACTACCATCGACTTGTCTGCCAACGAATCCACCCATTGAGCAGTTGTGCCATCAAACCCGAAGTTGACTTCTCCGTGCCTGTCTCCGACATGAATGATTCTGTCCTGTCCGCGTAACAGTTTCAATGTTGCCTCAACCGCGCCAGGGAGCATCACGTCGTCGTCGCCAAACACCCACAAATACTCTGTTGAGCAGCAGGTAATTCCACGCAAACAGTTCCCGTCTGCACCAACATTCAGCCAGTTGCGCGAATAGACGATGCGATGGTCTTGGCAGAGAGGTCTCGCTGAGCCGTCTGGGTCGTTGTCGGAAACGATAAGACGACACGATTCATTTAGTTGAGGAAGAATCGAATCAAGACAGGTTCGTAACTCTGGTCGCTGAAACGTCGGAATATATATGGTGAGACGCATCAGTCCGCAATCTTCTCCAGTTTTGCCGACCCGTCAATCTTCGTCGGCTGCCCACCCGTTTTACGTATCCGCTTGTAGGCATCCAAATCTTTACCAAGTGCTTTTTCTTTGTTGGTGAGTTCGCTGACGTTGTGACGTGTTGGCATCGCTGCACCCGACATACGCACATGGCTGATACGGCAAGCAAAACAGCCTTCAACATCAAGCGTCGGATGAGTCTCCCTATGTTTCATGGCTCAACTAATGTATTCGCCGTACCCTGCGGCTGTCAACTCGGCGACCTCAGCGGCGGTAACTTCGTTGTCCGACCCACCCCAATACACTTTGGCAATCGTCGAAATGTCATTCGGTTCGTTTTCCGTGAACGTACCGTTCGTCAACTTGAACACGTTCCTGCCACGAGCCTCAGGGTCAAAATGTTTGAAGAGGCTGTACGCCAAACGAACCTCCTGAGAATCAAACTCCTTGGGTGGAATACCCAACACCATAAAGTCGTCGGTGGGTGGTCTAAAGATGCTCATGTGATGTACTCACCATACCCTGCGGCAACGAGTTCAGTCTTCTCCTCAGCCGACACAAAGTTCTTCGACCCGCCGTAATACACCTTGACAATGCGGTCATACTCGCGCTGCTCCACCTCCGTGAACGAACCATCCACCAGTTTGTAGACGTTCACCCCCGCATAGGTTGGTTCGGCGTAACGGAACAAGCGACCCGCAACCGAATCATCGTTGCGTTCCGCGGCACGAATCTCGGTACGGTTCGGTGTCTTGAACAGCAACAGTTTCACTTGGGTTGCAGATTGGGTGCCTGCCCCTGATGCGGTGGCGGTACGGAACCTGACAGGTACCCCGACACACGCCTGGGTGCCCGTACCTGACGCTGTAGCGGTACGGAACCTGACAGACAACGACGTGACCGTAGATTGCCCTGAGCCTGCTCCAGACGCCGTACGTGGCGCGATATGGAGGGTGGTGGCAGTAGATGACCCCAACCCTGTTGCGGACGCTGTACGCGCCCTGAGAACCTGCCCTGAGGATGTGGAGGTGCCTGTGCCTGAGGCGGTGGCGGTGCGTGGCACAACCCGTAGCCCTGTCGCAGACTCCGAACCTTGACCACTCCCCGCAGCCGTGAAAGCACGGATAGTGAACGACGTGACGGCAGACGAACCAACACCCGAACCTGTCGCCGTACGAGGCGCAATATGCAACCCCGTCGCCCCAGCACCCGTCGAACCCTGACCACTCGCCGTAGCCGAACGAGGAACCACACGCTCCCCATCAGCAACCGACGAACCTTGACCAGACCCGATTGCCGTACGACGAGCAACCAGCACCCTAGAAACCGATGACGAACCTAACCCTGACGCTGTGGCAGTACGGAGAACTATCCGTAGACCTGCCGCCGATTCTGTACCTACTCCTGATGCGGAAGCGGTACGCGCAACGACACCCTTGAAGAAACCCTGCGTCGCCCGAAACGGAGACGCAAAATAGATGACCTTACGAGGCGCATAGTTTGGGACTTCCTCAAACTCACGGAAACCAGGCGTATCCGTGAAACCGAACGTAAAGTCGGTGACACCAGTAGCCATCAGGCTACCTCACTCAGTCCAGGCTGAGAGTCAGCGCAGTGATTTGAAAAGTGTCACCAGCCGTAACAGCAGCCGAAGACGACAAC